ATATTTGCCAGGGGTAATTGACCGACTGAAAAGAAATGACGTAAATGGAAGCTCATCATACGCACCAAGAAATTCCGCAGATCCTACTCCCGAACGGCTTAACGAATCTTTTGTTCTCTGCCACGAACCCCACATCTCATCCTTTGGTGGGACAGTTGTGGGGACATCGCGATCAGGCTTATCTGCTAAAAAGTCTTCCACGAACTCGCCCTGCCATCTAGAGAATCCTGGGAAAAACCCCACTCCTCTTTTCAGTCGGTCAATACCAGCCTGACCCCACGGGTCGAGTTGGGCTTTGATCTCTTCTTCTGCTGACCAAGCGGGGTAAACGCCTTCTGGAACTTGTTTGTTGTACTCGGACCAGGCCCTGAACTCAGTTGGGGTAAACCCTGCCTTTAGTCTTGCCGCCTCTAGCTGGTCTACGGGTTTTTCTGAGTAACCTTGAGGACCCCAACTCCCTGTTGGCGTATAGAATTCTTTCTTTCGTCTTTCTGCCTCAGTGTAAAAACCTTCATCCAGGTTTCCATTCGGCAGGATCGAGGACTGCCCCCAGCGAGGGCGCATATCAGGAAACCGAGTAAAGACATACTCGGTATAAGCGTTTGCTCTCTTTAATCTTTCTCCAAAGTCTGGATCAGCCATTAGAACATGTATCTAGTTCTTGGCGAGTACCTCGATGCTCCACTTCCCCCTGGTCTCATTGCGGGACCAAGTGAAGAATATCGTTGCATGAATGGATACTGATCGAGATATTCAGTAAAAGACATGGGATCTTGCTGAGATTTAAGCGATCTTCCCACCTCTCCAAGATACTGACTCCTCACATTTCCAAACTGTCCTGCCCAGTACTGTTGGGCGATAGGCGAATAACCGCCCTGTCCAGCCTCTCCCTGGGTGCCAAACTGTGATGCCCCCCAGGGATTTGCGCTAGTAGCCCTGGTTCCAAATGGAGCCGCGCTATAGTACGCGGCTTCAGGTGTCCCCTCTAGCATGTCTGACCATATGTTATAGCTGGTCGGCATATTTTAGACCCTGTTTGCGGGGTCGAGTTGGAATCCTGAGCCAACTAACTGATTAGCTGGATCTGCCATGTATGCAAGCCATGCTGCGCTCGTTGGTTCGGCAACAGATGAAGCCCAACGATCTCGTGCTCGTTGTACCCCTCGTGCATGAATGTCACCGTAAATACCAGGACCGCGATACGTAGCCAGTGAAGCAAGTGCCTGGGCTTGCTGCTCGTTGCCTAGTATATCTGCCCACCTTTGGTAGGCAGGATCAGTCGTAGTCATAGCCCCGGTATAGTCAGGCGCAAATGATCTTGCTACGTTTACGATATCCTCCCATCGGCCAGCTCCGCCCGGTAAATTGATGGAACTACGACCAGCCCCCGCATAATTTAATGGATTAATATTCCATCCAGTACCACCTTCAAGATAATCCATAAAGGATTCCCCAGGAACATCCGGGTCATACCCCATCAGGTATCGTCCGTACATTGGGTTGAACCTGCGATTGGCTACCCTACTTCTCCACGGTTGATCTACCCAGTCATCACCAAACTCCCTACCGGCACCAAGTCTGAACTGTTGCGAGGCAGCTATACCAGGAACAATCGTTCCTGCGGTTGGGTCAGCTTCGGTTCCGGGTACGGACACATATCTCTTTAGTTCGTTGTCCCATTGAAGTGCCATAACTTTCTCCTGTTAGACGAATCCTCTTGTTTGTAGACTAAATAATGCTTCCTCTGGAGTCAAGCTAGAGTTTATTCCGCCAAGTGCTGCAATGGCTTGCGGATGCATCGAACCCTCAGCATTTGCGATCCAGTCTTTAACACTCTGATCGCCTATACCTGGTTGCGCCCATCGAGCCTGTTGGGCGGCTGCAACAGCGTCAGCCTCTGCCTTGGCTTGCATTGCATTCGCTCTTAATTGATTTTCATTACCACCGTAAAGCCTGAAGTATTCTTCTCTTTGTCTGTTTGCTTCCGCTACCTTTCTACTCATCTCTTCCTGGAGAGATAAAGGATTATTCGTAGCTGGATTCATCTTGCGTTCAGTATTGGTAACTTTATTCACCGCATCGGCTATTTTTTGCTCTACGTTATCCCTGGTTACGTTCATAGGGACAATATTGGCCTGGTTATCTTTCCTATAGATCGTTTTTTCAATTCCACCAGGCTCATCTGTAACTAGTGCGGCAGAATCCGTTGTTTGAGTTTGGGTTTGGGTTTGGGTTTGGGTTTGGGTTTGAGTGGAGTATTTTTTAGTTTTAGTTTGAGTTCGAGTTTTCCATGATGGTTCAGGCTGAGATGCAAGCCAGTGCATCAATGACTGAAACTTATCCGACATAAGATCTGGAGAGGTATATGCATACTCTTCCTGAAAGTTCCTGATCTTATTGGCAAATCCCTTTCTCCTTATGTCTCCATATATCCCTGATCCGGTAACTCCTCCACGCGCCATCGACATCGATTTAGGAAATATGAATGGAGACAAGGTGGCAAACGTATGAAGAAATGATCCTTGTTCAGCATTTATGAGTTTTGTCCAGTTTGTTTCTATCGCTTCCTTATCTGGATCATCTGTCATGTACAGGAAATCCGTATTACCCTTGTCGAGTAAATCCTGGGTATATTCCCAGAACTCCTTGTATTCCGGTAACTCCCCTGAGTCTTCATCTCGATTCTCAAAGTAGGGAACTACTACCATCAGTAGGTACTTACCAACTCGGTACTCGAAACTATCATCGATTATCTTGGCTAGTGCTGCGCTCGACATTTTCGTACCGAAATGTCTTCTCATCACTATATCGTCCTGGGCGCGTAAGCCTAGCTCAGTTGCATCTCCCAAACCATAGAGTATGCCTCCCAAATCCCCTGGCGAACCTGCCAGTGAGATCGATGGTGATGGAGAGAACCCGGTTATCGCTTCAACCGCCCTATCCATAGAAGAAGGTGGTGGCAGTGGTCCTATGAATCCAGGATCACCTGGTCCTGGTGTTGATCCTGGTGGTGGTGTTTGTTCTGGTAGTGGCAGTAGAGATTCTGGTCTTTCTTCATCAGGCACATCCGTGTCACCAGGAAATATAGGGATACTTGGTGGTGGCAGTGGTCCTATGAATCCAGGGTCACCTGGCCCTGGTAGTGTCTCTCCTTCTTTTACCCCGCCACCTATAGCGGATGGGTCTTTAGGGGCTATATAGCCACCGCCTCCAGGAGTTGGCGTAGGCGTAAGCGTTATCGGTGGGATTCCTGACGGTGGTGTTGATCCTGGTGGTGGTGGCAGTAGAGATTCTGGTCTTTCTTCATCAGGCACATCCATTGGGCCAGGAAATATAGGGATACTTGGTGGTGCAAAAGGGTCATCGTATCCGCCCTCTTCAAACCTGCCTTTGATAGCCTCTCTCCCGAAACGCTTGTCGTATTCTTCAGTACTCTCATTCGAGGCATCGTGCACTCTTGTTTGCTGGAACCTGATTTCTTCTATGAGTTCCTCTGGGGTAATGTCAAACTCAATAGCAAACGAACCAATTACGTCAGGAAAATCTTCCGGGTCACCGAATACGATTTCAGGGTGGATCTCGAGAATCTGCATTGCGGCTTCTCTCGATCTATTTGCCTGGCTTGCTGCCAGCATTTCGACCATAGTCATCTCATTAGCCAGCAACTGTTCCATTGCATTAGGGCCAGCCTTGGTTAGAGCTATCGTTGGGGGATCTCCGGTTGCCAGGAGATTACTACCAAGGTTATTAGGGAGTGGAGGAAGATTTCCATTTTGTGCTGCAATAGCAAGGTTAGTAAGCTCATCGTTCTCATTATTATCGAACGCCCTCAGTTCGTCCCCGAACTCATCATTGAAAACCTGTGGTATGTGATCTCTTAACGGCACGATTAAGCTCCCGGTCCGACGAGGCCAATTCGCCGTAAGCGTTCTTCATCTGACTGCGCTCCCGGTCTTGGTTGACCCGGAGGCCCCATTGGGCCTTGCGGCGGAGTAGGAGCCGGTGGAGGAACTCCTGCCATAGCCGGTGGCATCACGTTAGGTGGTGGCATCGGCGGTAAAGGCCCACCCGGTGGCCCCGGTGGCATGGGTGGCCCCGGTGGCATTGGCATTGGGGGTGGTCCCATCATCTCAGGTGGCATAGGCGGCTGAGGTGGTGGTGGCGGTGCCATCAATGCTTCCATCTCTTTTGCCTTGGTTACCAGCAGCATGATCAGTTCTTGCCGATACATATCTGCAAGGTCTTGTCTTCCCTGCTTGAGTGCGGCCTGGTAAAGCGACCAGAGACCTGCTTCTGGCAGGGTCTTTTCCGCGATCTGTTCCTTGATCGCGTCCTCGACCTGGTCTGCATCCTGTATGCCGAGTACGTTGTCCCTGATCCATAGATCAGGCATGAGCGGCGTGGGGCCTTCTCTTGCGATCTGCGCCATCGAGTACTTGGACATATCGTCTTGAGGAAGTTTGGGTACGATGGTGACCTCAACGTCACCACCGTCCTTGACCTTATCGGGTGTAATGGTTTCAGAGAAGTACATCCGGTTATTGTCTTGCCCGGATAATTCCATAGCTGAGAAGCTACCTGACGAATACTGATCGCATATCAGGTTACAAATCTGTTTATATGCATTTTCCAGTGCCAGTATCCTGGGAGTTAGCACTGACTCGACGCCCTGTCTGAGGGTGTTTATCGCGAAACCAGAGAGCTGGAACTGCAGTTCGCCGTATACGCTATGGGGAATGGAGCCTCGCTGAAGCTCACCGGATACCATACCCATGTATGCCCCGGATTCTTTTGCCATCTCCATAAGTCCGAGAGGCTGTATGTCCTCACCCTGGGCCAGTGATATCTCAGTTCCTTCCTTGTACGGGTCTTCTTCTAAGGTCTTACCACCGTCCCTCGATACGATCTTTAGTCCCTGCTTGCGGGATCGAGCCGTAAGTTCGAGCATCACGCTCATCATGAAGTTGTGATTGTCATAGATATCGCGTGTGGATTTATATACGCTTTCGCCGTAATCCTCGACGGTATCTTCTATAGAAGACCATTCGAGTGACTGAACCAGTGGGTTTGACCCTACAGGACCGAGGAAAACCGGAACATCGCTACCGCCATGCTTGGTCTTTTTCTTGATGAATCTGTGGGGTATGACTACGAAATTGTCTTCGCGGTCATAGAAATCGTAAACGTCTATACCATCGTCATCCTGTCTTATCTCACCAAGTCGGACGTTGTACTGGTTTTCTATCTCTTTGCGGGTTTTCTTGACCTTGTAACAGGCCCATGCGAGTCCTTTTCCGTCTACTCCCCAGTAGGTATGCATGGGATCCCACGGAGTTAAGTCTACATGGGTAGTCTTGTCATCTTCTTTGACCAGTAAAGCTCTACCGGCAAACCAGCCTCTGAGGGTTATGTACCATGCCAGTTGGCTTTGCAGGTCTGGTTGCATCTTACGATGCAGTCTTTCGTTAGCTGACTTGATAGCCCCAATAATGAATCGTTCCTTGTCATTATTGGTTTCTCTGGTATTACGAGGGTTCCCGTTAGGCGGAATCCTCATAATGAAATCAGCCGATGACATCCACGAGATTATCTTGTCTGCGTATGTCTGGGGTTCGTTGGAAGTGTAGGACTGGTATCCATCACCAGCGTCATATGGTGACAGCCGATATAGCTGGTGATCCGAATCCATCCTCGTTCGGAGTGGCTCGGTAACATCGTAGTGAGCATCTACGAGATCGATAATTTCTTCGACTTTGCGCCGCAATTACCACCTCTTCACCTTGATGAAGCTCTTATTTCCAAGGTGACCGTACCCGAATTTATCAACCAGTCCGTAAATCAAGGCTTTCACGCCGTGATTGTTCTTATCTTCAGGAGTTTCTCCTACTATATTACCATCTCTGTCCATTTTCCAGCGATAAGCGCGTGTTTGCCCATCAAAAGGAGAGGGTGAAGTCCCAAATTCGGACAAAAGTCCATCACAACTTGGGTTTACGATCAGTTTTGGGGCATTAGTTTCGGGATTTATCTTCAAAAAGCTCTTCAGGCGTTCGGTACCTTCATTGATCCTGACCTTCTGTGCCGAGAGATAAAGCCCAGTTTCTTCCATCCAAATCTCGGCTGGAGCTGACATGGCCTGGTGTTGATAACCGGCAACGTCAATCGTTCCACTATTGACATCCTGCCACCAGGGACGGGTTTTTGCTATATCGATAATCTCCCTGGTTATCAATCCCTGCTCATATATCTCGTCTATGACACAAATCTGACCATTGATCTCCTGGACCACCTCTACGGCATAGGCCCCTGCATATCCGGGGTCCATCCATATCTGTACAGGCTCACCTTTCACCCATTTAGCATCTTCCGATATGTGGATATCGGGCCTGAACTCCCCGAATACCAATCCCTGGGGTGGGCTTGGAACACCCTCGATGCGTTCCATGAAGAACTCATCAGAGGCCATTGCCTTGAGCTTCAATATCTCAGGATCGGTCTTCCCGCCCGGATATAGATGCCTGTTGCTATAGCTCGGTAAGGAAAAACTCTGCTCATCCACCGTTCCGAACTGCCATGTCTGGAACAGTTGCGGATACCACCCAAGGCTACCCTCGAACGTACCTGCTAGAAATAACCACCCGCGCTTTGGAGCACACCTTCCACGCAGCCTGTGAAAGCTCTCCAAATCTAACTGGGATGCCTCGCAACCAATGATCCCATTCGGTGCTCTCATAGCCAGCGTCCTGGGGTCTTTAGCCGATTTAGTCTCGATCCGGGTACCGTCAGCAAGAACTATCCTGCCCGGATCTACCCTCTTGGATACCTCGGCGAGTATCCCAAGATTAGCAAAATCCTGTACCAGGTAATCGAACTCAGCACGGGTTCGCTCGTAATCAGCAGCAAC